ATGGCTAAACCAGCGCGAAGACGATGTAAAAACGATGAATGTCGGGAATGGTTTCACCCTGCATTCGCCAATCAGTGGTGGTGCTCTCCAGAGTGTGGAACCAAGATAGCACTCGAACGACGAAGCAAAGAACGCGAAAAAGCGGAAAAGGCAGCAGAGAAGAAACGACGACGAGAGGAGCAGAAACAGAAAGATAAACTTAAGATTCGAAAACTCGCCTTAAAGCCCCGCAGTTACTGGATTAAACAAGCCCAACAAGCCGTAAACGCCTTCATCAGAGAAAGAGACCGCGACTTACCATGTATCTCGTGCGGAACGCTCACGTCTGCTCAGTGGGATGCCGGGCATTACCGGACAACTGCTGCGGCGCCTCAACTCCGATTTGATGAACGCAATATTCACAAGCAATGCGTGGTGTGCAACCAGCACAAAAGCGGAAATCTCGTTCCGTATCGCGTCGAACTGATTAACCGCATCGGGCAGGAAGCAGTAGACGAAATCGAATCAAACCATAACCGCCATCGCTGGACTGTCGAAGAGTGCAGGACCATCAAGGCGGAGTATCAACAGAAACTTAAAAAACTGCGAAACAGCAGAAGTGAGGCTGCATGAATATCTACGAAAGAATTGATGGCAGCAAATACCGAAATATTTGGGTAGTTGGCGATCAGCACGGATGCTACACGAACCTGATGAACAAACTGGATACGATTGGATTCGACAACAAAAAAGACCTGCTTATCTCGGTGGGCGATTTGGTTGATCGTGGTGCAGAGAACGTTGAATGCCTGGAATTAATCACATTCCCCTGGTTCAGAGCTGTACGTGGAAACCATGAGCAAATGATGATTGATGGCTTATCAGAGCGTGGAAACGTTAATCACTGGCTGCTTAATGGCGGTGGCTGGTTCTTTAATCTCGATTACGACAAAGAAATTCTGGCTAAAGCTCTTGCCCATAAAGCAGAAGAACTTCCGTTAATCATCGAACTGGTGAGCAAAGGTAAAAAATATGTCATCTGCCACGCCGATTATCCTTGTGACGAATACGAATTTGGAAAGCCAGTTGATCATCAGCAGGTAATCTGGAACCGCGAACGAATCAGCAACTCACAAGACGGGATCGTTAAAGAAATTAAAGGCGCGGACACGTTTATCTTTGGTCATACGCCAGCAGTGAAACCACTCAAATTTGCCAACCAGATGTATATCGATACTGGGGCAGTGTTCTGCGGAAATCTCACATTGATTCAGGTACAGGGAGAAGGCGCGTGGGCATAAGAGAACTAAACCTCACCAAAGAACATCATGAGTGGCTGAATGGCTGGCTTGAACTGTGGGGCGCATGGGTTTATTCAGGTCGTCTGGAAAAGCGTATGAGCAGCGTAATAGCGAAGTTCATGGAGAGCGTAGAGCCGGGAAGAGTTATGACAAGGCCAATGTGCAATGATGATGATGGAATGTTGATTTCTCAGGTCGTCGATTCCGTCATGTGCATTGACAAGAAAGCCTTTGGCATCCTCCTCAGCTACTACGCTCATGGTTCATCTAAGCGAGCAATTGCATCCTACTATCACGCGACTGCAAAGCCACGCAAGATGTGTGGACGTGGTGGCGAGGGATGGAGAAAACCTTCACTGGCAACCTGTAGAAACGAAATTGACGACATCCTGAAAGCGTCGTTATTTGTTTTGTACCAGCCAATGCAAAATGCTTTCAAAATGCGTAAACGTGTTGAGAAAGTTAAGCATGTTGCTGTTAAAAGCCTTGACATGCAATTATCCATTTAGCCATAATTAGAAGGTAAGCTGCCGTTAGTGACTCTTAAGTTGCAACGGTGGCTTTTTTTATTTGGGTCAGTCGTATAAAGGTCATTACGGAAGGCTGTTAACCTTCTTATCGTGGTTCGAGTCCACGCTGTCCCGCCAAACATGCTGGTTTAGCTCCAATGGTAGAGCAGTCGCCTTGTAAGCGAATGGGTAGCGGTTCAAGTCCGTTAACCAGCACCATAACTGAGCCGTAGCCACTGGCTATCCTGAATTCATCAGTGATAGTTACGCTGCGGCCTTCTACACATGATCTTCGTGAAAGCGGGTGGCATGAGGTTGCGCTAACAACCTCATGCCGTTTTGCCCGTGCATATCGGTCACGAACAAATCTGATTACTAAACACAGTAGCCTGGATTTGTTCTATCAGTAATCGACCTTATTCCTAATTAAATAGAGCAAATCCCCTTATTGGGGGTAAGACATGAAGATGCCAGAAAAACATGACCTGTTAGCCGCCATTCTCGCGGCAAAGGAACAAGGCATCGGGGCAATCCTTGCGTTTGCAATGGCGTACCTTCGCGGCAGATATAATGGCGGTGCGTTTACAAAAACAGTAATCGACGCAACGATGTGCGCCATTATCGCCTGGTTCATTCGTGACCTTCTCGACTTCGCCGGACTAAGTAGCAATCTCGCTTATATAACGAGCGTGTTCATCGGCTACATCGGTACTGACTCGATTGGTTCGCTTATCAAACGCTTCGCTGCTAAAAAAGCCGGAGTAGAAGATGGTGGAAATCAATAATCAACGTAAGGCGTTCCTCGATATGCTGGCGTGGTCAGAGGGAACAGATAACGGACGACAGAAAACCAGAAATCACGGTTATGACGTCATTGTTGGCGGAGAGCTATTCACTGATTACTCCGATCACCCTCGCAAACTTGTCACGCTAAACCCCAAACTCAAATCAACAGCAGCCGGACGTTACCAGCTTCTTTCCCGTTGGTGGGATGCTTACCGTAAGCAGCTTGGCCTGAAAGACTTCTCTCCCAAAAGCCAGGACGCTGTTGCGCTGCAGCAGATTAAGGAGCGTGGCGCTTTACCGATGATTGATCGCGGTGATATTCGTCAGGCAATCGACCGTTGCAGCAATATCTGGGCTTCACTGCCGGGTGCTGGTTATGGTCAGTTCGAGCATAAGGCTGACAGCCTGATTGCAAAATTCAAAGAAGCTGGCGGAACGGTAAGAGAGATTGAGGCATGAGCAGAGTAACCGCGATTATCTCCGCTCTGATTATCTGCATCATCGTCTGCCTGTCGTGGGCTGTTAATCATTACCGTGATAACGCCATGACCTACAAAGAGCAGCGCGATAAAGCCACATCCATCATCGCTGATATGCAGAAGCGTCAACGTGATGTAGCAGAACTCGACGCAAGATACACAAAGGAGCTTGCTGATGCTAACGCGACTATCGAAAGTCTCCGTGCTGATGTTTCTGCTGGGCGTAAGCGCCTGCAAGTCGCCGCCACCTGTGCAAAGTCAACGACCGGAGCCAGCGGCATGGGCGATGGAGAAAGCCCAAGACTTACAGCAGATGCTGAACTCAATTATTACCGTCTCCGAAGTGGAATCGACAAGATAACCGCGCAGGTTAACTACCTGCAGGAGTACATCAGGACGCAATGCCTGAAATAATTTTTTTTGCAAATCACAAAGTCAATTTAATGATCCTCGCGATGCGGGGCTTTTTTTACATCTGAATTTCACAGCGCATCTTACGCGCATATTACATCACCCGAGCCTTTCAGAAAGTTGAGCCTGAGAACTGCCGTATATGGTGGCGACCATCTCGGGGCGGCTTTTCTGTGAGACAGGCTCACTTTCTAAAAGGTAAAGACGCTATGAATCATCAATTGGCTAATCTCGATTTCCGGGACATGGTGGTTGTTTCTGGTGATCGCGTGATCACAACCTCCCGCAAGGTAGCAGCTTACTTCGACAAGCAGCATCACCACATCATTCAGAAAATCGAAAAGCTAGACTGTTCGGATGAATTTCTAACCAGCAACTTTTCGCGGGTTACCTATGAACACAAGGGTAATCAGTATGTTGAATATGAAATTTCCAAAGACGGCGCGATGTACATCATCATGTCGTTTACCGGCAAAAAAGCTGCCGCCATCAAAGAGGCGTTTATCAAAGCATTTAATTGGATGCGTGACAGGCTGATGGAGATGGCTCACTCATACCAAAGAGAGCACAACGAGTTAATGCTGGAGTTCATGAAGGAAAAGGATGTTGCCAGTATGTCAGGACGCTTGCTAAACCGCTGGGGCAGGATCAAAAAACCGCAACTCATAGCAAGAATCGAAAGGCTTGAGCAGCAGGCGCAAATATCGATCCCCGGACTGCCAAAGTGACCATTCCAAAGCCCATCTACGGGTGGGCTTGATAATGAAACCGTGATTTACATCCCCACAATCCGGGTATGTAAAAGATAGTTCAGGCGAGAACAGATTTAACTAAATCTGTGCACCACCAGTTGCGGCAGTACAGCGAAACAACCCAAGCCAGTAAGTGGGGAAATAACACTGGCAGCCACTGAAAGATGAACCTCCTGCCTTATGGCAAAAAAGATTCTTTGTGGTGGCGGACTGATGGAAAGACATCCTAATCAAGCAACCACTCCACAGGGTCATAATTATGAACGACCAGCAAATCGAAAAAGAAATCGTTGAGAAAGGCAAAACGGCACCGCGCGTTACGCCTCAATATATCGAAAGCATCATTCTTGAAGAGCATTTCTTTACTGCTTATGACGGCATTCGTGCTGCCAATATGGGCGTTGGCGATTCATGGACAGCGCATAAATCTACAGACCTCCTGACTTTCTGCGTACTGGTGCTGAAGAATGGCTTCACCGTCACCGGAGAGAGTGCCTGTGCAAGTCCGGAAAATTTTGATGCAGAAATTGGTCGGAAGATTGCCCGGCAGAATGCTGTAAACAAAATCTGGATGCTCGAAGGTTACTTGCTGAAGCAGAAGCTAAGCGAACAGTAGTTATTACAAAAGCCATTCCCTACAGAGTGGCTTTGACAATGGCTTATACCCTACACGGGATAACTTAACTGATATCCCTTTTAACGGATAAACGGAGCCAACAATGGCAGAGATTATTCCCATGACTGAAGAACAGAAATTCCAGTTAGAGATTTACAAACTGGTCATGAACCAGAACGCAGCCGCGGAGGAAGCATTTCAGTTCATTGGCACTGACGAACTGAAGCTTGAGCTATTCAAAATTCACTTCCAGTCAGGCGGCGCTAATTCAGATATCACGATCCGCACACTTGAAGCGGTGCGTAAATCTAAGGAAGCGTTAGACCTGTTCACTACCGGAGCATAAACATGGCAACTCAAGGTTTCGACAACCCATCCAAATTCCGCGATGAATGGGATAAGCAAGCAGAAGGGAAATAATCAATATGGCGACTGAGAAAAAGAATGTCGGTCGCCCTTCGGATTACCTGCCGGAGGTGGCTGATGATATCTGTGCGCTGCTTGCCTCCGGGGAAAGTCTGGTTAAGGTTTGCAAGCGCCCCGGCATGCCAGCAAAGGCTACTGTATTTCGCTGGCTGTCAGAGCATGACGACTTTAGAGACAAGTACGCGAAGGCAACTGAGGCGCGAGCTGATTCTATTTTCGAAGAGATATTCGAAATTGCTGACACTGCGATTCCAGATGCTGCTGAGGTGGCAAAGGCAAGACTTCGCGTTGATACCCGCAAATGGGCGCTGGCCCGAATGAATCCCCGTAAGTATGGCGACAAGGTAACTAACGAGCTTGTCGGCAAAGACGGCGGCGCAATCCAGATTGAAACATCACCGATGAGCACTCTATTCGTAAAATGACCTCGATTAATCCTATCTTTGAACCGTTCATTGAGGCGCATCGCTACAAAGTTGCCAAAGGCGGTCGAGGTAGCGGTAAATCATGGGCAATAGCGAGGCTGCTTGTTGAGGCGGCGCGTCGGCAGCCTGTGCGTATTCTCTGCGCTCGTGAACTGCAAAACAGTATCAGCGATTCGGTAATCCGGTTGCTTGAAGATACCATCGAGCGTGAAGGGTATTCGGCTGAGTTTGAAATTCAGCGTTCAATGATTCGTCATCTCGGAACGAATGCTGAGTTCATGTTCTACGGCATCAAAAACAACCCGACGAAGATTAAATCGCTCGAAGGCATTGATATCTGCTGGGTGGAAGAAGCGGAAGCGGTAACGAAGGAATCATGGGATATCCTGATACCAACCATCCGCAAGCCATTTTCCGAAATATGGGTGAGCTTCAACCCGAAAAACATCCTCGACGATACCTATCAGCGATTCGTAGTAAACCCTCCCGATGATATCTGTCTGCTGACGGTGAACTACACCGACAACCCGCATTTTCCTGAAGTTCTCCGTCTGGAGATGGAAGAGTGTAAACGCAGAAATCCGACACTGTATCGTCACATCTGGCTGGGTGAGCCGGTAAGCGCAAGTGATATGGCAATCATCAAACGTGAATGGCTTGAAGCCGCAACCGATGCGCACAAGAAACTCGGATGGAAAGCGAAAGGCGCTGTTGTTTCTGCGCATGACCCATCAGATACAGGGCCAGATGCTAAAGGTTATGCATCGCGTCACGGTTCGGTAGTTAAGCGCATTGCCGAAGGTCTGCTGATGGACATCAACGAGGGTGCTGACTGGGCTATTTCGCTGGCGATTGAAGACGGCGCTGACCATTACCTGTGGGATGGCGATGGTGTCGGTGCAGGGCTACGCAGACAGACAACGGAAGCGTTCTCCGGCAAGAAAATCACCGCCACGATGTTCAAGGGCAGCGAATCGCCATTCGATGAAGATGCGCCATATCAGGCCGGAGCATGGGCTGATGAAGTCGTACAGGGCGACAACGTTCGCACTATTGGCGATGTGTTCCGCAATAAGCGAGCGCAATTCTATTACGCGCTGGCTGACAGGCTGTATCTGACATATCGGGCGGTTGTTCACGGTGAGTATGCAGACCCAGACGACATGCTGAGTTTCGACAAAGAAGCGATAGGCGAGAAGATGCTGGAGAAGCTGTTTGCAGAACTGACGCAGATTCAGCGCAAATTCAATAACAACGGGAAGCTGGAGCTTATGACTAAGGTCGAAATGAAGCAGAAGCTCGGTATTCCATCTCCTAACCTGGCTGATGCGCTGATGATGTGCATGCATTGCCCGGAGTCGGCTGCGCAACCCGACTATTCCAGTTACTCAATTCCTTGTGGTGTAGGTTGATATGGCAGAAAAAAAGATGACTGACTGGCATCGCAAGGTGCTGTGCAACTTTGATAATGCCTGGTCAGCAACGCAGGATATGCGTGAGCAGATTATTGAGGCTCAACGTTTCGTCCGGGTATCCGGCGCACAGTGGGAAGGCAGCACAAACGCTGGTTACTCATTTGATGAAGGCAGGTTTGAGCATTACCCGCGCTTTGAACTGAATAAGATTGCCCGTGAATGTGATCGCATCATTGGCGAGTATCGACAGAATCGCATCAGCGTTAAATTCAGGCCGAAGGACGATAAGGCATCGGAAGCGTTAGCCGAAAAAATGAACGGCAAATTCCGCGCTGACTATCAGGAAACATCCGGTGGCGAAGCGTGTGATAACGCATTTGATGATGCCGTAACGGGTGGATTCGGTTGTTTCCGCATGTGTGCCGATTACGAAGATGAAATGGATCCGAGTAACGAGCAGCGACGCATCAGTCTTCTTCCTGTTTACGACCCGGCGACATGCGTCTTCTTCGATCAGGACAGCAAGCAATATGACCGCTCTGATGCTATGTGGGCTATGGAAATGTTCTCCATGACGCCTAAAGCGTTCGAGGCTGAATACCCTGATTCCATCGCGGCAAGTCTTCCTCGTGATGACACTGGTACTCAATATGACTGGTCAACACCTGATGCCATCTATGTTGGACGCTACTACGAAGTTCGCATAGAGAAGGTGAAGCTCACGGCGTGGCGCAATCCTGTCAGCGGAGAAACGGCAATCTATGATGAAGAGCAAATCAAAGATATTGTTGACGAGCTGACCGATGGCGCATTCGAACTGATTGGCGAGCGGACAGTGAAGAAACGCCGAGTTTATTGCGGTCTTCTGTCTGGCGCTGAATGGCTGGAAGAACCGAAGCGTATTCCGGGCGAACATATTCCTCTCATCCCGGTATATGGGCGTCGATCATTTGTTGATAATCAGGAGCGAATCGAAGGCCACGCAGCAAAAGCGATGGATGCACAGCGTCTTGAGAACCTGATGGTTTCCATGATTGCAGATAACGCTACTCAGGCTGGCGGTGATGGCATTCCTGTAGTTGATGTTGACATGATTCCTGGTCCTCTCGCCACTCATTGGGCGGAGCGCAACAAAAAGCGCCCGGCGTTCCTGCCGATGGTCAGTCTGAAAAACAAAAACGGAGATATTACTGCGCAGGCTCAGGTCAGCAGTTATACACCTCCGACACAAATGCCTCCTGCTCTTGCCGGGCTATTGCAGTACACCGGAACGGCTATTCAGCAAATTACAGGTGCGTCGCAGCTTGAGAATATGCCGAGCAACGTCGCTACCGATACCGTTGATAGCATCTTTAACCGGATGGACACGCAGTCCTATATCTACATGGACAACATGGCTAAATCCATGCGCCGCGCTGGCGTCGTGTGGCTTTCTATGGCGCGTGAAGTCTATGGCAGCGATACGCCAATGCGCATCGTTAATGAGGACGGCAGCGATGACGTGGCGCTGATGACTGGTGAAGTTGTTGACCGTCAGACAGGGCAGGTTATCGCGCTTAATGACCTTTCGCAGGGCAACTATGAAGTGACTGTCGATGTCGGTCAGTCGTTCGCTACTCGCCGTGATGCAACGGTTAAGTCGTTACTTTCCATGCTGGCACTTATCCCACCAGGAACGCCGAAGCACGACCTTGTATCGTCGATGATTCTCGACAATATGGACGGCGAAGGGATGGACGACCTGAAAGAATACAACCGCAATCAGTTGCTTCTGTCTGGCGTTATCAAGCCGAGAACGCCTGAAGAACAGCAGATGGTTGAACAGGTGAAACAACAACAGGCCAGTCAGCCAGATCCGGCTATGGTTGCAGCGCAAGGTCAGCTTCTTGCTGGTCAGGCTGAATTGCAGAAAGCGCAGAACGAACAGGCAGCCATTCAGGTTAAAGCATTCCAGGCACAGACTGATGCTCAGGTTGCAGCGGCAAATGTTGTGAAAATCCTCGCATCTGCCGATAGCCAGCAGAAATCTGATATCCGCGAGGCTCTGAAACTGCTCGGACAGTTCCAGCAACAGCAAGGAGATAATGCCCGTGCTGATGCAGAGCTTGTCCTGAAAAGTCAGGCACAGGGTCATGCGCAGCGCATGGACATCAGCAGCATCCTGCAAAAATCAACTCAGCAACAACCACAGCAGTAATTAACCCATAACGTGCAATGGCTGTCTTTATTAGGCCTGGCACCCTATTGCCTTCCGATGGGCTGAACATCGAGTAAACAGGGGTAACAAATGGACCAGATGGCAGAAAACACACCAGAAGTTGAAATCGAAACCGACGCGTCAGAGCAGATTCCTGATGATGTCGAACTGGCTGAAGAAGTCGAAACAGAAGATGGCAGTGAGTCCTCCGGCAATGATGCAGAGGAAGCTACTGAAACTGATGACGACGAATCAGAACAGGAATTCTACTTTGGTGACGAAAAGCTGGATTCGCCAACCAGCGAAGATGGCGCAGAGCATGGACTGGTAAAACACCTGCGCAAGACGATTAAAGAGAAAGACCGCGAGCTGAAAGAGCTGATGCGTCAGTCTCAGAAACCCGTCGAGCAGCAGCCGGTAATCACTCAACCACCGCGAATGCCAAAACTGGACGATGAGGACATCGGTTTCGATGAAGAAATCTACCAGCAACGCATGGCTAAGTGGGCAGAGGATAACGGCAAGTACCAGCAACAGGAGATGGCTCGCAAGCAGAAGGAGCAGGAGCTTCAGGCTGCCTATCAAGAGCGATTATCCAAATATCAGCAACGTGTTAAGGCTCTCAAAGTTCCTGGCTATCAGGAAGCAGAACAGGCCGTACTCGAGGAAATCCCCATCGAGACACAAAACGCGATCCTGTTTGAGTCAGAGAAGCCGGAAATCGTTGTTCTGGCACTCGGTCGCAACGCTGAACTGCGCAAGCAACTGGCAGAAGCTACCAACCCCGTAGCAATTGGTCGTCTGCTGGAACGTATCGAATCGAAGGCCAGAATCATGCCAAAAGCAAAAACCACGGCAGCCACAACCCCGACAGTTAAGGGGAGCAACGGCGCAGTAATCAATAACCTCGACAAACTGAAAGCCAAGGCGCTGGAAACTGGTGACTGGACGCCGTATTTCGCCGCTAAAAAGGCAAAAAAATAACCTATCGGAGCATTAAGCATGGCTAACCAATTAGCAAAAGACCTTGAAATCATGTTCGAAAACTACGTTGAAGGCTTTGAGGCCGCCTGCGTAGTTTCCCGTAACGCTAAAAAATTCCGTCCCGGTGATACAGCAATGCAGCGAGCAGGTGATGTTCTGTATCGTCCGCAGCATTACCACATGAACATTGAGGAGGGCTTGGACCTCAGCGAAAAAACACCAACAGCACTGGTTCAGCGCCTTGTTCCTTCTGTGTTCAAGGAGCCGAAAAACATTCTGTACACTCTGGATGCGCGTGAAATGCGTGACCCGGAACATAAAACTGAAGCTGGTCGAGCCGCAGGTATGCGCCTTGCTGCACAGATTGACTCTGACCTGATTTCCATGGTCACGCAGCGTGCTACTAACGTGGTCGCAATTCCTGCCTCAGAAAATGGCTCACGGGGCCTTGCCTTGTGGAATGGTGCGGCAGATATTGATGCCACCATGACGGCGATTGGTGTACCTCAGGGTATCAACCGTCGCTCTTTCTGGAGCCCATTCAACTACAAAGACCTTGCTGGCGAGCTTGGTCACCGTGCCTACGCTCAGGGCGCAACCCTGACAGCATACGAAAAAGCGCAGATCCCTCCGGTTGCTTCCTTTGATAGCTACAAGACCGATATTTCCGGTCGATTACCGGCAGGAAGCACTGAAACCTTGACAGTATCAAATCAACCTGAACACAAGGTTGAAGCGAAAGATTCAAATGGCATGCCTGTTGATAACCGACAGGGGACCATTACGGTATCTGCTAAAGGCTTGCAGGTTGGCGATGCGTTTACCATCGCAGGTGTGAATTCCGTACACCAGATCACCAAAGATACCACCGGGCAGCCGCAGGTATTCCGCGTTCTGGCAGTAGACACAGCAGGAACCACCGTAACAATCTCTCCAAAGATTCTCCCTGTTGGAAATGCCGATGTTGCGAGCCGTCCATATGCAAACGTCGATGCCAAGCCGGCAGAAACTGCAGCAATCACCATTCTCAACAAGAACGCAGCACCGGCTAACCTGTTCTGGGCTGATGGTTCTGTTGAACTGATGTACGGAAAACTGGCATTCCCGACTGGTCAGGGGCCACAGGTAATGACAGCAACCACCGAGCAGGGCGCTACGCTGATCATGTCTTACTCCTTCGACCACATCAAAGGCGTAACCACTGCTCGTTTCACCACTCTGTACGGTTGCTCTGTACTGGTTCCTGAATATACGGGCATCGTTATTGCCGGGCAGTAATTTTGGTGGGGCTTCGGCCCCATTTTTATTGGGAGAAGACAATGGCACGAACAATGCTCTATAAGCCTGGCAACATGATCACCTGTGGTCAGTTTGCTGTCGATTACATCATTGTTGATGACGAAGAAGTTAAATCTCACCTGAAAAAAGGCTGGGTAAAAACTCCTGAAGAAACCGCAACGAAGCAAAAAGTGGCTAAGGCGGAAGAAGATGGCGAAAACGAAGGGTGATCTCGTTCTTAAGGCTTTACGAAAAGCCGGGCTGTATTCCAATGCCACGTTGACAGATGCTGACCCTCAGGCAATTGAAGATGCTATTAATGACCTCGAAGACATGATGGCAGCATGGCAGGCGAAAGGTATCGAGCTTGGGTATCAGTTTGCTGATACAGAAAACGGCATCATGCCGTTACCTGACGATGATTCAGGTATCCCTGCATGGGCAAATGATGGCGTCGCTTTGAAACTCGCTGTGCAAGTGTGCATGGATAACGTCATTCAGCCGTCAGACGCTCTCCTTACCGCTGCTGACAGTGCATATCAAACAATCTGTATCGCTTTAACCAAAATACCACCACTTGAGCGGCGAAATGACATGCCTCGCGGTAGTGGTAACAAAAGCGCGTTTACGTGGAATCGGTTTTACATCGAGAAAGATGATCCGAGTACGTGAGGTGAATAAATGCCGATTCAGCAACTTCCGCTTATGAAAGGTGTCGGCAAAGACTTTCGAAACGCCGACTATATCGACTATCTGCCAGTGAATATGTTGGCTACACCCAAAGAAATACTCAACAGCAGCGGATATCTTCGCTCATTCCCGGGCATTGCCAAACGTTCTGATGTGAATGGTGTATCGCGCGGTGTCGAGTACAACATGGCGCAGAATGCTGTTTATCGCGTGTGTGGTGGGAAGCTCTACAAAGGCGAAAGCGAAGTCGGTGACGTCGCCGGAAGTGGTCGCGTATCAATGGCACATGGTCGGACATCTCAGGCTGTAGGCGTTAATGGTCAACTGGTCGAGTATCGCTATGATGGCACGGTTAAAACCGTCTCAAACTGGCCTACAGACAGCGGATTCACGCAGTATGAGTTAGGTTCTGTTCGTGACATTACGCGCTTACGCGGGCGTTATGCGTGGTCAAAAGACGGCACTGATTCATGGTTTATCACTGACCTTGAAGACGAATCGCATCCTGACCGCTACAGCGCACAATATCGTGCCGAGTCGCAGCCTGACGGCATCATCGGAATCGGAACATGGCGAGACTTCATCGTCTGCTTTGGTTCATCGACGATTGAGTATTTTTCCCTGACTGGTGCAACCACCGTTGGTGCCGCTTTGTATGTTGCACAACCATCGCTGATGGTGCAGAAAGGCATTGCCGGGACCTACTGCAAAACGCCGTTTGCTGACTCGTATGCGTTCATCAGCAATCCGGCAACAGGTGCGCCGTCTGTATACATCATCGGCTCCGGTCAGGTATCACCAATCGCCAGCGCGAGCATTGAGAAAATCCTCCGCTCCTACACTGCTGATGAACTGGCTGATGGTGTGATGGAATCGCTGCGATTTGATGCGCATGAACTGCTGATTATCCACCTTCCGCGCCACGTCCTCGTGTACGACGCATCTTCAAGCGCCAATGGTCCGCAATGGTGTGTACTGAAAACAGGCTTGTATGACGATGTGTACCGCGCTATCGACTTCATTTACGAAGGCAATCAGATAACGTGCGGCGATAAGCTGGAATCTGTTACCGGGAAATTGCAGTTCGATATCAGCAGCCAGTACGACAAGCAACAGGAACACCTGCTGTTTACTCCGTTGTTCAAAGCGGATAACGCCAGATGCTTCGATCTGGAGGTGGAATCATCCACTGGCGTAGCTCAGTACGCCGACCGCCTGTTCCTCTCTGCAACCACTGACGGCATCAATTACGGACGTGAGCAGATGATTGAGCAGAATGAACCGTTCGTTTACGACAAACGCGTTTTGTGGAAACGAGTAGGGCGCATCAGGAAAAATGTCGGCTTCAAATTGCGTGTTATCACGAAGTCACCTGTCACTCTGTCTGTCTGCCAGATAAGGATTGAGTAATGGCTGATTCGAATCTCAACACACCGGTTATTGTTCAGGCGACGCGGCTCGATACATCAATCCTTCCACGCAATATCTTCAGCCAGTCTTACCTGCTGTATGTCATTAATCAGGGGGCTGATGTCGGTGCAATTGCTGGAAAGGCAAATCAGGCTGGTCAGGGCGCTTATGATGCCCAGGTAAAAAACGATGAACATGATGTCGAACTGGCTGACCACGATGCAAGAATCACCGCAAACACAAAAGCGATAAATCTCCTTGAGGTCAGGTTAACAACCGCCGAAGGGAAGATAGTCGTACTGCGTAGCGATGTTGATTACTTGCTGGATGAGGTTATCGATATTCAGGCGCATCTGGTCACTGTTGACAAAAGACTGGATGGCGTAGAAAACGATGTCTCTGGCATTAAGAGTGATTACGTATCGAAAACCGTAACCAAATTGCAGTCTCTTGCGTCACCGCTGGATGTAAAAACATCATATTCAGTTGATGGAATTCAGGTTGTTGGAGCAAGAAATACCGGATGGACTGCAGCCACAGGTACACCTCTTCTTGGCTCATTCAACGCTAACCAGTCATACACAGTCGGCACTACGTACACACAATCCGAAGTCGCAGCTATCGCTACAGGTTTGGAGCAGGCGCGGCAGCGTATTCTGGCGCTTGAAACAGCACTTAGATTACATGGGCTGATTGACTGATGATTACATTCAAACCAACGCGAAACATCGACCTGATAGAAGCCGTGGGAAATCACCCCGACATTATCGCCGGGAGCAACAACGGTGATGGATACGACTACAAACCTGAATGCCGTTACTTTGAGGTGAACGTGCACGGGCAGTTCGGAGGAATTGTTTACTATCAGGAGATTCAGCCGCTGACATTCGATTGCCACGCCATGTACCTGCCAGAGGTTCGTGGATTCAGCAAGGAAATCGGGCTGGCGTTCTGGCGATACATTCTGACTAACACCACCGTTCAGTGCGTCACATCGTTCGCTGCACGCAAATTCCGCCACGGTCAGATGTACTGCGCAATGGTTGGCCTTAAGCGTGTAGGAACCATCAAGAAATACTTCAAAGGCGTGGATGACGTGACGTTTTACAGCGCCACACGCGAAGAACTAATCGACTTCCTGAATCACGGGAGATAGCCATGTTATATGCATTTAAGCTGGGCAGAAAACTGCGCGGCGAGGAACCTTATTGCCCTGAAAAAGGCGGGAAAGGTGGCTCCGATAAAAGTGCAAAGTATGCCGCAGAAGCTCAGAAGTATGCCGCAGACCTGCAAAATCAGCAGTGGCAGACGATCATGAAAAACCTTGCTCCGTTCACGCCGCTTGCGGAGCAGTATGTTAACCAGCTTCAGAATCTTTCCAGTTTAGAAGGACAGGGGCAGGCACTTAATCAGTATTACAACTCTCAGCAGTATAAAGACCTTGCAGGTCAGGCGCGTTACCAGAGTCTTGCTGCTGCGGAGGCAACGGGTGGACTTGGATCGACAGCCACAAGCAATCAACTGGCTACGATTGCGCCGACTCTCGGTCAGTCGTGGCTATCAAACCAGATGAGCAACTACAACAATCTGGCAAACATTGGCCTTGGTGCGTTGCAAGGTCAGGCGAACGCCGGGCAGACATACGCCAACAACATGAGCAGCATTGCACAGCAAAGCGCAGCTCTCGCCGCTGCTAATGCCAATAAGCCATCCGGTCTTCAGACAGCAATTAGCGGAGGAGCTTCAGGAGCTATGACTGGTGCCGCTCTTGGTTCTATTGTTCCCGGTCTTGGTACTGGATTAGGCGCCGCAATCGGTGGCGGACTTGGCCTGCTTGGCTCGTTGTTTTAAGGGGTAATCATGGCTACTTGGCAAGGAACAAACGGCGGATTGTTGGCTGGTATCGGTGGTGTCAACTCAAACGCTCCGAGCGTAAATGACATCGGCAATACGCTTCAGCTTATCAGGCAGAACAATGATATTGAGCGTTCAGGCGCTAACAATGTTGGGCTGACTGCTTTGCAAGGCCTTTCAGGTATTGCAGGGGTGTTTCAGCAGGAAAAGCAGGCTCAGCGGCAGAAAGAATTTCAGCAGGCGTACGCTAATGCTTATGCGTCTGGTGATCGCGGTGCTTTGCGTCAGTTGGCTACTCAATATCCAGACCAGATTGAATCCGTTCGTAAAGGCATGGGATTCATTGATGAAGACCAGCGCAATTCTATCGGCACCTTAGCGGCTGGCGCACGCCTTGCGGCCTCGTCTCCAGAAGCAATGCAATCATGGCTGCAAAACAACGCCAAGGAACTGACTCGCGTCGGTGTTGACCCTAATAACGTTGCTCAGATGTATCAGCAGAATCCTTCAGGATTTGGTGAGTTTGTTGATCACCTTGGGATGGCTGCACTTGGTCCGATTGACTACTTCAATGTTCAGGACAAGATGGCTGGTCGTGAGATTGACCGAGGCAGGCTGGCAGAGACAATCCGCAGCAATCAGGCCGGAGAAGCACTAACAGCTCGAGGTCAGGACATCCAGATACGTGGACAGAACATCAGCGCACAGAATGCTGCTCTTTCCCGCGAAATACAAAGAGCAGAATTACAAGAAAAGGCTCTGGACAGACAGATAGCCAGAGAAAGCAATCAGTTAAAGCTTGAAGAGCTAAAACAGAAACAGGCAGATGTTCGGCAAAAGGCTGACATAGCCCGCGCTGACAGGCAGGCCGCCGCTCAGGGTGCTGTTGATACGTTCAGCACCGCGCTTGATTCTCTCAACGAGATAGAGCAAAGCCCCGGCCTTTCAAAAGCAGTAGGAATTCGCTCAGCGTTTCCGACAGTTCCTGGCTCTGATGCGGCTAACTTTGAAGCAAGGCTCGACACCTTTAAAGCTCAAACTTTCCTTCCTATGGTGCAGTCCCTTAAGGGGATGGGAGCTCTTTCAGATGCTGAGGGTAAAAAATTATCCGATGCGGTTGGTGCCCTAAGCCCCAAAATGAGTGAAAAGGCTTTTCGTGACTCTATCGGAAAGATTAGAAATCAGCTTGAAAGCAAGTTGAGCACTGTTAAAAAACAGTTTGATTATCAGGAGCCAGTACAGAATACGCCAGCGCAACAACCTACTACTGGCAGTAATTTTTCTTCACTATGGGGTGATTAATGGCTAAAGCATGGAAAGATGTTATCGCCTCTCCACAGTATCAGGCGTTAGCACCAGAACAAAAAGCGCAGGCTCAGGAGCAATACTTCAATGAAGTCGTGGCCCCGCAAGCCGGAGAAAATGCAGAGCAGGCTAAGCAAGCTTTCTATGCTGCCTATCCATTGCCATCTGTGCAGCAAGTGGAGACACAGCAACCAGTAGCACAGCAACAACCACAGCAAAGTGGATTTATGTCTGATCTTGGCGAAGCAGTAAAAGAGACTGGTCGCGGACTGGTGCAGGCTGGCGTGAACGTGGCAAACATACCTGCATCAGTTGCCGATGCTGTAACAAGCGCAGCGGCATGGGCTGGCGGTAAACTCGGCATTGGCGATGGTACATATCAACCAGCGCCACGAGTAACAACGCAGGGGGTAGAGCAGGACTTTGGCCTTCAGCAAGGCGCGCTGACTCCACAAACGACAGAGGGAAGGGTATTTGCTGAAGCATTGCCTTACCTCACTCCTGCTGGCGTTGAGAGAGCGGCGGTACAGGCACCAACACTTGCTGGTCGAATTGCTCAGGGGGCAACTCGCCTTCTAGCAGAAAACGCAGTTGGATCACTTGCTGCAAACAGTATGAAAGATGATGCTGAAGCACTCGCTACCGATTTAGGCGTTGGTGTGCTGGCTGGCGGTGCTATTAACGCTGCCGGACGTGGATTAGGTGCTGCTTATCGTGGCGTTCGTGGTGCTATTGCGCCAGAAGCGCAGCAGGCTATCAGATTTGCAGAGCGTGAAGGAGTTCCTCTGCACACCACAGACCTGTTACAGCCTACTTCCCGCGTCGGGAAAATGGCGCAGACGACAGCGGAAAATATCCCCCTGGCTGGCACAAGCGGAATGAGAGCAACGCAACAGGAAGCGAGAAGCCAGTTGGTGCAGAGATTTGCTGATAAATTCGGTGAGTATGATCCAGCTGTTGTTATTGACAGCCTTAAAGCGAAAACATCAGGAATTCGTCGTGCTGCAGGGAACCGTCTTGAGCAGGTTCAGAATGCAATGGCGGGAGTCAATATCCAGCCTGCTCGAGCAATTCAGCAGATTGATACAGAAATATCTAACCTGCAGAAGCTTGGTAAGGTCGCCGATAACGAGACTATTTCAAAACTTCAGTCCTATCGTGATGAGCTTGTTCGCAATGCTGGTCCTGATGGTCCGGTAAATCTGGATTTGAAGCAATTAAGCGATCTGCGCAGCCAGTTCAGAATGGACGTGAAGGGGGAACGACCAGTGTTACCAAACCGGTCCGATGCTGCCATTCAGCGCGTTTACAAGGCAATGACAGACGATATCAATGGTGCCATTGGTCAGAATCTTGGCAACGATACTCTCCGTAAATATCAGCAGGCCAATGCCGTCTACGCTGACGAAGCGGCGAAACTAAAGAATACCAGGCTGAAGAATGTTCTCATGAAAGGCGACCTGACGCCGGAAGTTGTCAACAACATGCTATTCAGCAAGAACAAATCGGAAATTAAGACGCTGTATAACTCAGTTGGTCGTGTTGGCAGGGCGCAAATGCGCAATGGCATCATTGGAAAGGCGATGGAGAAATCAGGTGGATCCCCTGACCAGTTCCTTCGACAGCTTAACATCCTGCAAAACCAGACTGGCATCACATTTAAAGGTCAGGAAGCCGCTTATCTGAAAGGATTAAAAAACTACCTGCAATCCACGCAGCAGGCTGCAAAAGCGGCAGTAACAACACCCACAGGGCAGCAAACTATCCCGTTCATTATTGGGTATGGGACGGCAATGAACCCGGCGACAACTGGCGCAGCAGTAAGCTACGGACTTCTTACTCGCGCCTATGAGAGCGAGCCATTCAGAAATGCAATGCTCCGAATGGCAAACACCCCACGCGGATCAACAGCGTTTGAGAAAGCCATGCAGCAGGCACAAAAGGCAATTAACGCCCTGACGCAGGGTGCGAAGTCTGATTCGTTGTCAGAATAGCTTTGCAAACACCAGGAATGTGCAAAAACCAAATATATAGAACGCAATATTCAACAGATCTTTTTGCATAGACTCATCTCATAGTTAAGGAAGGTGCGAATAAGCAGGTCATTTCTTCCCAAGCTGACTCGCTGATTAAAATTTCGCGGATCTGGGCCGATTTTTTTCCCGCAAACACATCGAATCAGCCTATTTAGGCTATTTTTTCCACCATTTCTGGCGTTATTTCCGGTTTTTACTGAGATCTCTCCCACTGACGTATCATTTGGTCCACCCGAAACAGGTTGGCCAGGGTGAATAACATCGCCAGTTGGTTATCGTTTTTCAGCAGCCCCTTGTATCTGGCTTTCACGAAGCCGAACTGCCGCTTGATGATGCGAAACGGGTGCTCCACCCTGGCACGGATGCTGGCTTTCATGTATTCGATGTTGATGGCCGTTTTGTTCTTGCGCGGATGCTGCTTCAAGGTTTTTACCTTGCCGGGACGCTCGGCGATCAGCCAGTCCACATCCACCTCGGCCAGCTCCTCGCGCTGTGGCGCTCCTTGGTAGCCGGCATCGGCTGAGACAAATTGCTCCTCTCCATGCAGCAGATTACCCAGCTGATTGAGGTCATGCTCGTTGGCCGCGGTGGTGACCAGGCTGTGGGTCAGGCCACTCTTGGCATCGACACCAATGTGGGCCTTCATGCCAAAGTGCCACTGATTGCCTTTCTTGGTCTGATGCATCTCCGGATCGCGTTGCTGCTCTTTGTTCTTGGTCGAGCTGGGTGCCTCAATGATGGTGGCATCGACCAAGGTGCCTTGAGTCATCATGACGCCTGCTTCGGCCAGCCAGCGATTGATGGTCTTGAACAATTGGCGGGCCAGTTGATGCTGCTCCAGCAGGTGGCGGAAATTCATGATGGTGGTGCGGTCCGGCAAGGCGCTATCCAGGGATAACCGGGCAAACAGACGCATGGAGGCGATTTCGTACAGAGCATCTTCCATCGCGCCATCGCTCAGGTTGTACCAATGCTGCATGCAGTGAATGCGTAGCATGGTTTCCAGCGGATAAGGTCGCCGGCCATTACCAGCCTTGGGGTAAAACGGCTCGATGACTTCCACCATGTTTTGCCATGGCAGAATCTGCTCCATGCGGGACAAGAAAATCTCTTTTCTGGTCTGACGGCGCTTACTGCTGAATTCACTGTCGGCGAAGGTAAGTTGATGACTCATGATGAACCCTGTTCTATGGCTCCAGATGACAAACATGATCTCATATCAGGGACTTGTTCGCACCTTCCCTAGTAACCATAGTGAAAATCTTTAATGCCTAGTGAAATTGTACAGTATATAGTTGCAGCAGTTACCATAATGATCGTCTACTGTCCAACGGTTTTGATTTGCATGCTTGTGGATTGGCTTCTAAGAAGCTATCGTATTGTTTCAAAAGAACAAAAAATAAATGGATTCATTGCTGGAAATGTCCTTTTTGTGTTCATTGCACCGATATTCCTGAACATGAATATGTAATTATTTGGTTATGTTGACATTTTTGTTGTTTTTGCTGAGTGAATATAGCAATGTTGGTTGCTCCACCTTTTCATCAACCCAATCCGCCCACCACTGCATCATTTCTCTGCGCTTATCGAGATACTGAGCATGGTTGTAAATCCCACGCACAGATCCGCCGTTGGCATGTGCCAGTTGCACTTCAATAGCATCAGCAGGCCATTCGTGCTCGTTCATAATCGTGCTGAATTCATGCCTGAATCCGTGACCGCTTTCCAGACCCTCATAGCCGATTTGTTTGATCACAAGCAATACCGCGTTCTCGCAGATTGGCTTCTTCTTATCGTTGCGACCGGCAAAAACAAACTCTGATACTGGTTTGGTGATGGAGCTTAGCGTAGTGAGAAGTTCAACTACCTGGTCTGACATAGGAACCACATGAATTTTGCGTCCCTTCATCACACTGGCGTCGATGGTGATAATCCTGTTTTCAAAATCGACGTTCTTCCATAGCATGGAACGAAGCTCTTTCGTTCTTAGGGCTGTGTAGCGTAAAACTTTGGTCGCAATGAGCGATACGATACTTCCTGAAAATGTTGCCAGTGCTTTGTTGAATGCCGGGATCTGGTCTGCAGGAAGAAACGGGAAGTTCTTCTTGCGGTATCCCTTCATGGCGTCAGCAAGGTCAGGTGCTGGGTTATATTTAGCCCTTCCGGTGACAATAGCGTAACGGAAAACCTCGCCGCATCTTCTGCGGGCTTTGTTGGCTCGCTCCATTGCACCGCGATCTTCGAATCTTCGGATTACTTCCAGCAGTTGCATCGGCTCAATATCCTGAATCTCAAGACCGCCGATGATGGGTAAAATGTCGTCGTCAAACATTTTGGCAAGTTCGTTTGCATAGCCTACTGACCAGACTTGCTTCTTGTGCTCGTACCATTCCTTGTAAATCGCACTAAAGGAATTGTTGTTAGACGAAGCCTTTTTCGCCTTTACCGGATCGATGCCAACCGAGATGTCTTTCCTCGCAGTCCATGCCTTATCCCTTGCTTCCTGCAAAGTCATAAGCGGATATTTTCCGACAGTCAGGATTTTCTCCTTACCGTCAATCTTGTAGCGAAGCTGCCATACCTTTTTCCCTGATACAGGGACATAAAGGTACAGGCCATTACCATCGAGTAGGCGGTATGGTTTTTCTTTCGGCTTTGCTGCTTCAATCTGCTTAACGGTGAGCAT